ATTTAATGGGTACTGAATATCTCCACTAGTAGCTATCTCCCATATATCACCAAAACCCCAAGTGTTTACTTGCTCGTGGTTATTTGCTATTTGGTTTAATTCGTAAACAATCTGATTTAGAGTCATTGGCTTTTTTAGTAAAGTATTCCTTAATTTTCTGTTCTACCTTTTTTGAAATATCTCTTTTCATTTAACAGTTGTTTAGTTTTCCGTAATCTATATCTAGTCCGAAATTAGGGCTATCGTCACCTAGATACCACCCCTGAGTAAAATTATTTATCTTCGGTTGTACCGTATCTATTCCGTTTCCTGCGTTGTTATATAACGTATAAGTAGTATCGTTCTCTAATAAAAACTTAGTAACTCTGTCGCTGTAAAACTCTGCTCTATCTTTAAAGAAAGCCATTAACCTATCTAATTCATTCGTTGCAATAGTTTCAGCATTCTCAGAGCTTCGTGTTACAATACCTTTATTCATTACCTTGTACTGTAAAATATAAGCCCCATCATGTAACACCCAGTACTTCAAAGCAGGTGAGATATAAGTATCTAATAACGTCTTATATCCCGTTGTACTATTGATAGTCCCTGCTGTTATCTTTGTTTTTAAGTCTTCAAACAAAGCAGTTCCCAATATGGGAAGTACACGTACGTCTTGTGTTTCTAAAATGTTAGAACGTAATAACTTTATGTCTACATTCTCATCTATGTACGATGTATCTTTTATATATTGCTCTGAAATAAATAATACTTCTGCTGCCATTTTATTTTAACTTTATTATCGTTTGTTTCCAAATATGTCTGCAATACGGTAGGTTCGCCCCTCCTTTATTCCACCAACCACCTCTACTATCCCACACATCTAACCCTTGCTCGTTGTTTAAATTATCTATCTCGCTTCGGGAATAAAGTTTATTTAAGCCTAATATATCTTTACAAAATTCTCTACTCTTATCGTCAGGGGGTACACCTGCTCGCCACCCATACTTATACTTTACTTCTATTCCATCCGTATTAGCATCTTCACTAGCTACCTCGCCTTTTTTTGTTGGCTCACTACCACTCGTTAAATAACCCTTGCTTACTAACTCCTTTATAATATCATTTACTTCGCTTGTGGTAATTTTTAATACTTTTGCAATAGCATCACTAGGCGTTAAAACATCTTTACCTAAAAGGTCTATAATTGATTTTTGATTAGGTGTTAATTCCGTTGCAAACTTTTGCTTTGTAAATTCTAATATACAATCCTCATCAGTTTGCCCTTCGTAATCCCTCTCAAATAAAACCTCGTAATCATCAACACTTCGCCCTATTGTTTTAAACCATTCACTACTACACTTTTTTTTTTCTTCTACCATAGCAACCGGTGTCTGTGGTACTTTAATAGTAGGTAATCCCATTATCTCTACTAACTGCTCAATAGGATAAGCATCGTACACCCTTTGTATAACAGCATCAGGTAATAATGATTTCACGGGATTAGAACGCTTAAAATAAATTCTATTTGCAATACCAAATAAAGATGCAAAGCCATTTATAATATCTTCCAATATAGATTGTCGTACACTTACATAAGTTGATTGAAACAACTCATAAGCATCTATCATCTCGTTACGTTGCCCTAAAGCTCCCTCCGTTGCCACACCAAACAAAGTTGGACTTACAATATTATGACTTGTAAATATCTCTTGGTCTACCCTTTTTCCTATCTCAATAAATTGTTTATCTAAATCATTCGGAGTGAAGCTAGTTATTGTTGGTGCGTTCTCTGCTGTCTTATTAAAAGTAATTACCAATCCACCTGCCTTATCAGTTCCCGTACTTTTATTTTTAATCTTCTTTTCAATAACCTTTTGTGTTTCAGGTGGTGGTACTCCATCGTTAAAATTAACAATAGTACCCATACTAAAACCACTCTTAATATTATTCAAATGGAAGTTAGAAATCTCTATATCTGTTTCTATTGCTGCCGTTGCCCCTATGTAATTAGGTATCCCGTAAACATTCTTATCAACTCCGTTCTTTGGACTCTTTAATTTAAAAACAAATAACTGAGACCCTTTTACTTTATTCTCAAAGTCAAAAGGCTTAAACTCTTTATAACCCGTTTTATCTTCCGTTTGATTTCTTTGCGACCAATCGTTAGAATAAAAATATAAATCCTCTTTACCATTTGTTCTAATTTTACTCATAGGCATATACGCAAATGTTGCTATATCAGTACCCACTTTATTATAAATTACCTCTAATGCTATCGAATTAAATAATTCAAAATCCTTTATCATATCATTGATAAAAGGTTTTAACGTCTTAATAAAATTATCTGAAATAGCCTTTTGTGTTATATTAGATGTCTTATCATCTACTACCAATCCACCACCGTATATATAATTTACCTTACCGTTTATAATAGCGTTATGTTTTGCACATCGCAAATACAATTCTATTAAATAGTCAGGGTAAACATTCTCTTCACCGAAATAGATATAATCTTTATTTTTTACCTCTTTGAACTCAGGAACTTTATGGTTCTCGAATGCTACAAATAGTACATTACTGGTTTCGCTCATGGACTGTATATGTTATTGTTTGCCCCGTATAAGTACTATACGTTTCGTTTGTTCCTATTACTTTTGCTTGACCTATCTCTAATCTATTTCCCGTTAATGCAGGATCTAAATTACTACTAGATGCCTGTTCAAATATTTCATACGTCCAACTTCCTAATGGTAAAAACTCAATCGTGCCACTTGAATAGTTAGGTGTCCCACTTGTTTCAGTTATCAAAAATTTATCGTATCTGTCAGTATGTGTACTTATGTTTGACTGTAAGAAAATAACCTTTTCTTGGCTCACATCGCTTGTGAATACAAATAAATAATAAGGATTAGTCAATGTGACTTTTTCCTGCAAAGTAACTATTAAATTAGTGTTTGTGTTTTTTGCAATTACTAACATCACTTATAAGTATAATAAATTTACGTTTTGTGCAAAAAAAAGAGTGAATCTCTCGACTCACTCCCTAAACCCAAAACTATGAAATAAAAGGTTATGCTGGTACTGTTAATGTTGTTAGTAATGCTGCTGTTACAAAGTTTGCTGGCTGTCCTTCTTTGCCCGTGATTGTCAAACTATATCCTGACATATCTCCAAATGCTTTTCCAGTTGTTCCCTCTGCTGCTGTTACATCTGCTCCGTAAACTTGTCCCATTAACTGATACGTTCCGTTGTTATCTTTTACGATAACCATTAAACGGTTTTGTAATAGGATATGTAAAGCGTTACGCTTAGCTGCTGTCATCTTACCCTTTAAAGTAAATACTGCTGACTGCTCGTAATGTAAAGTCCCATTCTCAACACTTCTTTGAGGTGTCTGTGTAAACTGACCGTTCTCTTTTTCTAGTTGGAAAGTCCAAAACTTTTTGCCACCTAAACAAGTCATTGCCGTAATAACACCTGAAGTAGCTGTGATAGCTGCTTGTGATACATTCGTATACTCGGTTAAATAGATTTCAGCGACTCCACCGATTGCATCAGCGCAATCAATTTCTACTCCGTTAATAATAATACAACTCATTTTTTATAAGTATTAGAAACACACGGAGGGTTTATTCTCCGTGTGTTTTAGATTAGGAATTTTTGTAAGTAACAATCTCTGAACCAAAGTTAATCTGCATTCCTGCCTTCCATTTGATAGAACCTTTTATGTTCTGATCGTCTGCTGAATACCAAAACTTAGCCTCTTCATATTCGTTAGCCAAATCCGTTCCGTAAACTAAGTTACCAGGATAAGTACAAACGATACGCTGTCCGTAAGCAGCTAGAGAAGTTGCGATTACGTTAAGTCCGTTTACTGCTTTTACAGTTAACCCTGAACCTGGTAATGTGATTTCTCCACTTGTTGATGCTGTACCTGCGTCATAATGAAATGCGTTAAGGTCTTTCAATGCAATGATTAACAATCTGAAAGTATCCCATCCACAAAAAGCAACCATTTTCTTTTCGCTGTTGTTCAACAATTGTACTGGAATCTTTTTGTAAACGTCATCAAAGATAGAAATTACGTTTCCTGCTGTTACTGCTGCTGTTGCTGTTGCATATACTGGAGATGCAGCATCAATAGTTTTTAACCAACCATCTGCTTGTTTCAATACGTTGTTAGCTGTTAAAACTGTGTCACCTTG